GTCACCATCGACATTCAAGAGATTAAATTTCGTATAGTCTACGTCAAAGCCATCAACTTCGGCAGTAGCGCCTGAAGTTAAACCTGTAATTGATACTCTAGGTGGGAGATAAGCAACTTCTCTTTGTAGACCTGCAACGTGCATCCATTTATCTGTCCAACGATGCCCGTTAATAATACATTCACCTTCAGTACGTGTGCCATCTGAAATAATAATTCCAACAAATGGAACAACATTGACTTGTGTACCAATATCTTCCCATATAGGTTCATCTTTAACAAATGTGCCTTCAACTTCAGTGAGGTATACTTTTTCATAATCTGTGGAAGAAGTTGTCTCCTCCATATCAACGAATGCAGTAGCACCTGAAATCTGTCCGATAATCTTTTTATTGTATATACTACGGACTGTGGTAGCATCGTGTACGTTAGATACTAATTCGTAATATTCTGAAGCCGGGTCGGTTGTGGCTTTGTCTGTTAATAGTGTAATCCACTGCGGTTCATTCCATACAGAACCAGATGCTTTCCACATCCATTGCTTTGGATACATCGTATCAACATCTTCATTGAAATCTCGTCTGAAGAGGAATTCTAGTGCAGAAGTGGTACCTTTTTGTCTATAGACTGGCTGAACATTTTTTGCTAGAAAGGACTTATCTGTAGTGGGTACAGTAGGGTCGATAGCAGTATGAGGAGTACCGTGTAGGTACTGCTTCTCAAATTCTGGAATAAATTGGTCAAGAGCGTGGTCGACATCCACGTTCTGAATTAAGTCTGTTATCTGGGAATATTCACCCAGTTCTCCATTAACACCAGTCTCCCGCTCTAAGTATTCAAAATACTTGCGGACAAAAGTGATGAACATAGGATGGTCTTCCCGCACATAGTCGGGGACCATTCTTTCTACAAAGATTGATAGAAACTTCGCAGGATGTTTAGAAAAATTATCTTTAGCCATTCGCTGTTACACCCATCAATTAATACTCTGCATCGTAACACTACTGTTATTTAGTACAAGTAGATTACTTCTGATTGCAGTAATGTCGTTTGATTGAGGTGTAGCATACAAACTAATTACCGAGTTAGTGTCTAAAACTGGCTTGAATCCAATTAACTCAATAATTCCATTTTCATAATCGATAGTTCCCTGTTGTGTATTCAAAAATAATTCATTAGCAATATCATACAAAAGTATGTTTCCTTGTCCATCATCAAGTAGTGCGTATTGCGTACTTGCTTCTGTATTACCAAATACAGATGATACGGCAGAACCAGGAGTTATAGCATTATCATATTTGAAAATGTAGTTACCAACAGTGTTCGATGCTTGTATAAAGAATTTCTTATAGAATTTAATGGAAGTCAAGTTGTTGCTGATAGAATCATCAGCCGTATCAATAGTATTAACAAGTCTAGAATATCGCATTGTTACTTTGAATTGAGTAAGTTCACTCTCAAAAAAGTTAGCAACAGAGGCAATAATCTTTGTTTGAATCTCACCAGCAGACAATGAAGTCAATACTGGGTCATACTTAACCGTTGTGTCTACGTCAATATATGTGTATTCTGGTGCAGTGATAATAGGATTAATAGCCAACATATTATATTTTGATAGAATATCCGTAGTTAGATGTTGCTTTGTTAGTGGCGATAATTCAAGACCGTGTTTTGGTTTGATACAAATAAAGACAGCACCATATTGTGGTGGGTCATTATCTTCTCCGCCCCAAACTGCAATTGATTCAATGTTTGGATATTTTTCTATCAAAATAGTTTTATAATCTTCGGCTGTAACTGCCCTGTCTTGACGCTCATAGGCTCGTGGAGCAGTTGCTTTAATATTATCTGTAGTTTCTCGTTCAGCACCAAGAGAAGAGATATCCACTGTGTCTACAGTCACTTGTGATGCTGTATAGTTAATATCAATAGTTGATTCAAGAGAAAATGTTTGCTCGTTAATGGTAGATGTGTAGTTACCAGCGTGACCTTTTGTACTTAGATAAGTTACTCTAATAACTTGTGCATCACGAGGCCTTCTACCAAAGATTTCATTACCGAAGTAAATTTCAGTAACACCATCTAGCCCCTCTTGAAGAAAGAAGTTCGCCGATGTATTATTTAATTCAGAAAGAACTTGATTATTCTCCCAAGGCTTGTCATCAATCGTCATAGTGATTGTTGACCTATCACAAGTATCATCATTTATGAAGAATTTTTGTGTCTCTGATATAGCATCATATGTCCATTCAACGCCTTTTAATGCGCCTTGATGTAGTTTAATTTCACCAGAGAACTCACCACCCTCGTCAGCAAATATATTTACTGTGTCTAAGTTTGTGAAAGCGGTTGGTGTACCACTAATATTAGATACGAATTGTGTTCCTTTCTCACAAATAATATAAGATGGGTCAAAGCCAGTAGTGTCGAAAGTTAATTTGACAATAGATTCGGCCGCAGTAGCAGATTTTGGAATATATCCAATGCTTTTTGCGTGAGAAACGACTGAATTCCGTAGGGTAGCAGTATCAAGAAACGCTTCGTTGATAGCCATATTGGTGTGGAATCCCATATAATGGGTGGTATATGCCATTACATCTAGCAATACACTCATTCCAGAACCGTCAAAGTCGTAGTCTACGAACTCATTTTGCCCTTTCAAAAACTCTTTAATGTTGTTTTTTATTCCATCAAATTCAAGGTTACTTAAATCTAATGCTTTTGGATTTGTTGCCATATCTCTACTACCTCAATCTGTTTAAGAAGAAATCTAAGGAAACAGGAGACCCTTCATTTATTGGAACGTAAACAATAGTTACATCGTAACCATTTCTGTCAGGGTCCGCATTAACTTGTACTCCTGTTAAGTCTACTCTAGGCTCAAATGTATTAATGGCCTGCTCAATAGCACCTTCTAATATAACTCGTGTTTCAGTAATCATCGGCTCAAATAGCGAATGATATATCGTTGAGCCAAACTTACTCTGAAATACACGCTCTCCACGTTGTGTTCGTATAATGTGTATAATGCTTCCATTGATAGCATCTACATCCGAACGCCCAACGATATCATTAGTCATCGGATGCACCAAGAAGTCGAGGTCTAAATCTCTATATTTTCTTACTCGTTGTGTTCTTATCGGTGCCGGCATTGAATTTTCCTCTAGTTCTTACTATTTATAATCTTTCTCATTATCCATTTGCAAATACGTTACCTGAACCTGTTTGATTTGAAGAACCGCAGTCAACTGCATCTCCAATTCTCGACCACGGTTGACTATTCACAAATACATCTGGAGACCCACTCGCTTGAGAGGCTCCGTGTGGCGCACATACGGCACAACCGTGTGGTTGCCAAGCATCTCCTACTCTATGCGCCGCTAAACTATTAGCAAACACATCTGGAGAAGCACTAGCATTTTCCCTCGGAGGGTAACACCCGTGACCTGTACAAATATCTGTTAGTCTATGAACTGCTGGCATAATATCTCCTAAACGAACTTACTGAACGATAATGATGGTAATTTATCAGTATCGAATTGCTTTTCTGATGGAAGTTTTGACTTAGGATTCACATTCTTTTTATTTGTGAATTTTCCCCAAGATTCTATTGCTTTATTCCCTAATGATGACCCGGCCGCACCTTTCTTACAATTCCAAGTACCATTAGCGTTCTCGCATACTTGTTTGGACTTGGCATTTGTAATATCAAATGTGCTACCTGTGCCAGATGCACCTGCTTCTGCCGAAACTGTCGCTGTCCATTTACCATTATATTTGATACACGCTTCTCTGCCTTGCTCAAAAGGATTAACTACAGTGGCTCCATACTGTGCCATTACTACGACTTCGGCAGATTGATAGATACTACCATCATCTCCCATCACATATTCACCAGTATTGTTTGATTCTGCGGCCTGAACTTTGGCTAAGAACGCAGGGGTATAAAATGAAGGCTCAATTAGTTTATATCCATCTGGAAATCCTAGACCAGTGAAATCACAAGAACCAACTTCTATTGACCCTGCTAGAGCGGCCTTAGGTTCACAAGAACAAGTCTCAACATTTGACCAATCTCCTGTTTTCATTGCGTGTTCTACTACTTCTCTGCTTTGATGATATTCAGATATATCACCACCAATATTAGAGAACTGTGTCTTTGTGTCTGGTGGAACTGTTGCACCTAAGAGTGCCTTTGCCGCACCGGGCAATACAGCCGCGAGAGCAAACGATGCCTGTGCCAATGGCATAAATGGCATTGGGTCAGTGGGGTCTTGACTAGATTTACCTCCAGAAGACGGTGGTGCTGGACTGAATACCTTCATCGGCGCACCAGTTAATGCTTTAGGAAAAATTGAGTCTCGAACTTTACTTACTACTGCTGGTGGACCTCCAGGCAATGCTGAAGAACCACTACTTGGCGGTGGGTCACCAACGATATTCTCAAATACGCCTGATAAAGTTTTTGCTACAGTGCCCATCGCCGCTTCTAGTGAACCAGCAATTTGAACTTCGTTATCAGTCATTTCTTTTTCGTTCCAGTCTCCTCCAGTTGCGGCACATTCTTCTTTATTTCTATTTGCATTACTGCCTCTACCTACATTTCTATCATCTACTCCACCAGAACACCAACCAACTACGTGTACTTTTGCAACAGCCGATGGATTTTCTGATACTGCTTTGTATTCTACAGCCGCGGCATTTCCTCTGAAACGACCAGCCCCATCTGCGAATGGAGATTTGCCATCAAGGATACCTTTTGTGAAATCTGTTTTTGCTCCTTCAGGTACTACCCATCCGACTCCATTAATGTAATTCATTGAAGTCGTGGTGTATTCTTCTGAATATAATTCTTGTCCTATAGGTATTGCATCTGCAATTGTGTTAAATCCAGGCAGTGCTTCTCCTGCGGCTTGCTTTAATTTTGGTATATCAACAACTGTTCCTGCTGGATTCCCTAAGAACTTACCGAGAGGAATAATAGGGTCTGTAGGAGTAACGGATTGTCCAGTGACACCTTGATATAACTTAACAATATCATCCATCACTGGTTCAGCGATATGACCAAGCATTCTATTTGTATTGACTAATGCACAAGGGTCACCAGTTGCCAATTTTGCAAAGGCTGCCCATTGAGCGAGTTTAGTAAGAGCGGCTGCCATTGCATCAACGTCCTTTTGAATAAGGTCGTTGACTTTACCCATCATCTCGCCACACATATTATTAAAATCGTTGACTAGATTCTGTACTTCAGCCGTGTTCGCTAAAATATTAGATAAAGAAGATGCGTTAGTAGAATCCTCAATGATAGACCTGACACGATTGTTTAACTGTGGTAAGTCTCCCATTCCAAGAGCATCATCAATAATTCCTGCAGAATCAAATAGGGTGGCAAATCCAGCGACACAATCAATCATCTCGTCTGCTCTACCTAAGGCTCTAGACAATTCTCGTCCTGCTTGTTGTATTCCTGAGTTTCTAACGAAATCTTGCTGTGCGCCTAACAAGGCGTCTTGCATATAGTCTCCGCAATTAGTGAATCCATCAGAAACGCCTTGAACTTGCTGAAGAACATCCCATATTTGGTCACCATCGTTTCCAAATGCTGTAGTAAGTGCTAATTGGTCCACTTTACCAGTAACGTCCAAAGACTGGGCGTGTTGTTTCATATTATCTAAAGAGTCAAAGGAAGGAGACCTAAGTTCCCCACCAAGTTTTCCTAACGCATCGTTTACGTCAGTGAAATAACTTGTTCCTTGTGCAGATTTGACTGCATCACTTACACTAGCGGTTGTATTGAGTAGTGTCAATTTCTGTCTCCTTACATAAACATAACTTGATTGATTCGATTATAATCGGTAAACATACCAAGGTCCACATTTTGTCCGTGAAGAACATCTGCTTGATATAATACCATTCGATTATACACCATTTCTGCTTCAAATTCACAAGTATATGGATTGTTTCCATCAACTCTAGATTTAACATATTCAAAGTCTAAATCATCACTAAATCCCGTTTCACTATCATATTTGTCCAGAACCCACTGTGGTTGCCAGTCCTCTGCAAGACTCATATTACCAAAATGACTATACAAATTTGTGCCGCCTGCACACTCATCTGAAGTATTCAAATAGACTACAGCACCAAATTGAAATCCAGGGCCCGGTTCAGACTCCCAATAATCTTGGTGAGGCATTATCCCTAATGGCTTCTCTTTTAAAGTGTCATCATTTAAAACATTGACCATAAAAATCTGATTGTCCCAATTCTCACTAAATTTTTCTTCATCAAAGAGTCCGAAGTAATTTTTACATAGATGCCAATATACATCCTTTAGTTTTTCTTTTACTTCGCCCGTATCTTTAATTCCTCTCGGCCCAGGTAATCCACCAGTCAGTTCAGGCGAATCGTTATGCTCTAACGATATAGCAAGTTCTCTAATTTCATCTGGATTCTTGTAGAAATTATCAATAACAACGACCCTCCTGTCTTTAATGTCAGTGATTACTTTTATATCCATTTTTGTATTTGGTTCAAACATTATGGATTTAAGTGTATAACACTTCCCTTAATCGTGTGAACTCCACCAGATTCATCTAGTTTTGTACCAACCGTAGATATATCTGTATTGCCTAATATATCAACTGTCCAATTTCCATCAATTACTGTCGTCACATTACCCTTAACGTGCGTCTTGTAATCTCCATCAACTGCCAAATGACAATCTCCATCGACTGTTACGTACATATTACCACCAGGACCTGCTCCAGGGAGGCCATTTACGTTGGGCTTAACGTGAACAAAATCATCACCTAAAGTAATTCGATAATTATCTCGTTGTATCTTTGTAACCTTTGTTCCAGTTTCTCGTATCTCTTCAAATGTTCCAGTTCGGTGCCAACTCATCATTCGCTCGTGGTCTACTGTATCATCCCACTCTTCAACGTGACCGCTCTCTGACCCTCTTACGTGATTGAACGGATATAGTGCATCAAATGGATTTTCTGGTTCATCCCACGTATCTGAAAGTGCTTTATACACTCCCTTATCTTCTACTCGACCACCTTCTGGGTCTAGCGGAGTGGGCTTAGAATCAAACTCTTCTCCTTTAGGTGGTGCCTTAAATGTTCGTCTTGCTCGTCTGTGTGTATCTGGCTCAATTAAATGAGTTTCTTTTGGATAAAATTTGTTTGGGTCGTGAAAACCAATCGGTTTAGGTGGCTCCATAGGATATCCACCTAACGTACCCATCACGATAGGTTCCTGAGCATTCTCTCCATCTCTGAAGAAGCCAACTACCCACGTTCCTTCTACAGGACCGAGTGGAGTTGTTCCAATACCATTCATCGCCGCTGAAGTAAGAGGTTGCATTGGATGTGCCCAAGGTAAATCGGCTGTAGGTATGCCCTCTGTAAGTCCAAGTTCTCTTTTTTCTGTGTGTAGTCCAGCGATACGTACCTTCATTCGTCCTAATTTCATAGGGTCACGTCTATCTTCTACGACACCCGTAAACCAAATGAATCCATCAAATCCCATAAACTGCATATTATTTTCCTCTCGCCGGTATTGTTATATCTGGGTCTGAAAACATCCCATCTTTCATACATTCTAATGTCATTACATATCCATTATTACTAATTTTATGATGTATTGCGGTAATTAGCCATTTGCCAGTCAAATACTGGTCCTCAGGGATATCGTGATTATGAATATGTGTCGGAATCATTAACGTCACAACATCACCAGCAAATATGTTCGAGTCTCCAGGAATATTAAACTTAACAATATTCGCTCTCATTTCCATCTTCTTCATATCGTGTAAAGGATAATGACTCTTTTCTCCTTTATCGTGGATATCATAAAGATAATTATGACTCATAAAACCACTATGTTGCCATACATTAAAATCAGCAAATTGCTTGGCTTCTGGTCCATTAAGACCAATCGTTTCAGCCATTATCTTATCTTTAGGTCCGTCATATATTACTTCATACGGTTTCATCCATTTCTCAAGAATATTATGTGTCAGTATAGACGAGCCATATCGGCCGCCTGTCTGACCTTGAGCAATACTAAAACGTACATTTTCAGAATAGTCTTCCATCATCGAATCATCAACATTATATCCTTTCTTATCAGTTAAGATTTTCGTGGGCATATTCTTCAAAGACAATACTCTCTGTGATGGCTTTGCCTTCAATTCATCAAGAGGCATAAATTTAAATCCATCATTATTCTCAAAGAATAGATAATTGGACTCTCCTTTTGCTGAAACAGAGTTTTTGGCCAAGAAATTCAACAATTGAAACGGATTCCAATTGGGTACCACAGTGTTCTTCTCGTGTAGAGTGGGCGTCACATCAAAGGATGCCCAATCAGGTGCTCCTGATTTAAACTCTAGAACTTTTTCTCCAACGTATGATGCTATATCAGAGGCTGTCATTTTCAAAAATGACCGACTTATTTTTATTTTATTATTCTTAACAAGATAGGGCGATACTATTCCTATATCATATTCAGTAAACTTAGGATTCTTTGTGCCTGTTGTTATAGAGTCGATGTTCCATATTTTCTCTAGATTAGAAGATTTAGATACCACAGTATTTTCAGTGAAAATCTCAAAATGAAACTTTTCTAATCCAGAGCCCACAATACCGTTGGACTCTACAAATCCCGTTCCATCTTGTACCTTGATATTACCAAACATACAATTATTGTATATCGATTCATAGATACTCAACTGGGAGATGATAGCACTCATCTCGGCACTGTTGCCTCGATAGTTGGTAAATTTACAATTCCATTCAGACCGCCCTTTGGGGTCCAAAGTCTCAAATGTGTGACTTAATGCCATAATATATTATTCCTGTACTTGAATTTTAATATCTCTCATCCATCCATTAAATTCCTCTACTATTTTGGGAATATGCTGGGACTTGAGTAACAAAACATTTCTTTTTTTATCATTTTTGTATAGTTCCCAATCTAGATTGGTTACTGCTACTCTATCGTTTTCTGGAGAATCTGTTTCATATTGATTATACTCTGTATCTTCCCAATGATGTATGTCATATTTGTCTGCATATAACATTTCAGTATAGGCATAGACCTCGGTTTCCCGTTTTACCCAATCGTAAAAGGGGTCTATTACTTTATTTATTGTGCAAATAATCCACCAATAATCTTGATTCCCATATGTCTTTTCTGCTAATAGTTCAGGAGTCATATCTTCTGAAATTCTTACTGTGTAATAAAGTGCTTCATATTTCCTGACTGATTTAAGCATATCTATTCTGTGTGTAATGTCAGATATAGTTACTCCATTATATGTCAGTTTAGGAAGTGTGTTTGTATATTTGGGCATTAGTATCCTCCCGCATCAGAGATATCTTCTTGAGTAACGATTGCGTTTTCTTTAAGGTTAATAGTAACTTGTGTTTCAATAGGTGCGCCATCTTCATAAGCATTCCACGTGCCTGTTGGAGTATAGTTAACTTCAACGGATAGAATGAATGAGTCTTTAATCTGAAATAGATGAGGATTTATTGACCCACCGTACCAAAATTCTACATTGACTGTCGCAGGTATACCTAGTCGCCCTATGTTTCTCATTGAGTCACCAAGTTTTGCCTTTGCGGCAGCCGCTGATGCCTTTTCGGTATTTGCGGCCTTAATACGGGCTGTAGATTGTTCAAGGGCTTCTGCTGAAGTTGATAAGTTAACATCACCTCCAAGAGGTCCTTTGACAATAGGAGAAGAGTATTTTTTAAGAGCAAAAATAACTTTCTGGATTGCGTCTTGTTCATCTCTATCCTTTGGAGTCATTCTCCACGAGAGAGTGTGTGACCTTAATGTAGCGCCATCATACACTAATCCCATTTGCTGGTTCATTACTGAACCAAGATTCATTTTACCAGAGTTGTTTACGTTAGCAATTGCTGAAACGAAGGCAGCCCCCTCATTCCCGGCTGCCATACCTACGGCACCCGCTTGGTCGAAAAATGTTGAGCCCAAGCCCTTCATTGAACTAAGGTCCATTCCTGACCCTCTATTAAGCATCATATTGTCTGATTCTGTATAGTTTTGATTATAGGCAGTAGCAAGAGATAGAGGCATAGGTAGCCATATATTACTAATAAGATACTTATCCAAGCCGTGATTGGCTTTGGGTTCGATTTCTTCTCTTTTTACGGGAGTCCAAGCATTGACTATAAGTCTTGTCCAAAAGTTACCTGCTGAAACATCGTCCAGTGGGAATTTGAATACTGCCGGTGCATTAGACGTTCTAGTTACTTCGTCAGGAGCGAAAGACTGCCCATCTCCTCCCGTTGGTGCATTGCCCGGCTTACGTTCAACAATGCTCCCATAGCCTTTTCTTGTGTGGTGTCCTGGCATCTTTTTCTCCAACTGATGGTATTGTGTAATAAATTACTCTTTGAAACTATTTATATAAATAGTTGTGATGGCTTATAAGGGAAAGTACAAAGTTAAAAATCGTGATAAGTATGTCGGTGCTGTCGATAAAGTTCAGTATCGGTCGTCTTGGGAACGTAGATTTATGGTATACTGTGATATTACACAGCCAAAAATCGTAAGATGGAGCAGTGAAGAACTCATATTGCCCTATTTGAGTCCAGTAGACGGGAGAGTCCATAGATACTTTCCAGACTTTTGGATTGAACAAAGGGATGATAATGGTAAATTATCAAATATGGTTATTGAAGTAAAGCCGAAAAAAGAATGTGGACCGCCGAAGCCCCCAAAGACTAAAAATTCTAGAAGCAAATATAGATATTTACGAGAACTAAGAACCTGGAAAGTAAATGAAGCAAAATGGAAAGTAGCCGAACAGTTTTGTGCCGATAGAAAGTGGACATTTAAATTACTAACAGAGGACCATCTGGTAAAATAAGAATATGGCAGTACAAGTAGCAAAGAAATTGATACAAATCGCAAAGGGCACCGAAAAGGTTGCTTCTGATGGACGTAAGTATCGTTATCTCGGCAAGCAATGGGGCAGAATAGCCAAGTCTGGTAAGACTGGACAGATGGCTAAGAAGGCAATCGGTGCCGAATTAAGTGCTTCAGCACAAAGCCCTAAGAAACGAATGTCGAAGGCCAAACAGGCCAAGAAATCAGTAGCGTGGTTCAAGACAAAAGTCGGTGAGAGTGCTAAAGGTTTTAAGAAGAAGGCAGTCTTGAAGCCGGGAAAGATGTATACGTTTGGATATGATGCTAAACTCAAAGCGATTCTCCCATACTGGGACAAGTTTCCTTTGATTATAGTGCTTGACGTATACAAAGATGGTTTCCTTGGCCTTAACTTCCACTATCTATCGCCTATTGACCGACAGAAGTTCTTTACAAAAGTGATGAAATTCTCTAATCAAAAAGGTGACCCGATGAATTTCACGGATAAAGCAAGATTTAATATATCTTGGGATGCAGTGCGAAATGTTAAGCACGCCGACAAAATGATACATAAATATCTATATGGGCACGTAAGAACGAGTCTATTAGAGGCGCCACCAAATGAATGGGAGAATGTTATATTTCTACCATATCAAAAATTTGTGGGTGCTAGTGCTAAATCAGTCTGGAGTAAGTAATGAGAGTATCAGAATTTAATAAGCATCTACAATCAGGAGACGTAGCCCGGAATAATCTGTATTCTATAGAGATTTTTATGCCGCAAGGCCACGCAAAAGCAAAGGGTGGGTTTGGAAAATTCTATACTGGAGCAGACGAGAATGGAACTGGATTTCTTTCTTATATGGCGAAAACAGTGACCCTCCCTGGCAAGTCAATAGGTACTATTGAAGCAAAACGATTTGGTCCTGTATATAAGGTAGCAAATGATTTGATTGTAGACACTGTGTCTATGACATTTATGTGTGGTGCCGATTATGCAGAACATAAGTTTTTTGATGGATGGATATCTGGTATTATGGGTGCAGTTAAACCAGGAACTGGTGCGACTGTATCTACGAATAGACAGTTATATACATTAGGTTATTATATGGATTATGTTGGAGAGGTCAGAATTATTCCTCTCGATAGACAAGGTGGTGCCGCGGCGAACATCGTTCTACAAGAAGCATATCCAACAAATGTTGGACCGATTGAAATGGCTTGGGGAGATACGGGAGAAGTAGCAAACTTTACAGTGACTTGGTCATTTAAAGATTGGCAACACGCTTCAGTAGACGGTTGGAGTGCAGACCCAGATGAAGCCAAAACTGGTTCTGAAGTAAAAGACTATGCAGGCAGGGAAGCGCCAGACAGAAAAGCCCTTCGAGACCATTATACATTTGGTGAAGGAGTCGTTCCGGCATTTAGAGATGCACCAGGAAAAGATGGTAGTAGAGCGGAAGCGTACAACCAAATTACAGCAGATGGAACTAGAATAGCACTTGTTCCTCACAAAACAAATCGTGCACCAGCCCACGAAGGGCGTGGAACTGAAAGTTATCCGGGTGGGAAACCTCATCACGAAACACGACCAGCACCTGGCAAATCGGGTGGGGTCAAGGCGCCACGACACGAGTAAATTGATTATATAATAAAGTAAATAGGAGATAATATTATGGCTTTACCAAAAATAGAAACACCGATGTACAGTTTAAAACTGCCATCGGATAAGAAAAGAACGATTACATACAGACCGTTTCTTGTGAAAGAAGAGAAAATTCTCTTAACCGCGATGGAGGGTGCCAAAGGTTTAAAAGGTGCTGAATTCCAGGTTGCTGTAAGAGATGTTATTATGAGGGTCGTTGAGAATTGCGTTGAGGGGCAGATTGAGGGAAATAAACTACCATCATTCGATATTGATTATTTGTTCTTAAATATTAGAGCGAAAAGTAGAGGAGAAGTGATTGAACCAGCATTTACTTGTAATCAAGTGAATGATAAAGGAAATAACTGTGGTCAAGTTGATACACATCCAATCAAGATTGATGAGATAAAAGTTAATTTTCCTGACAAAGATTACTCAAAGGTAATGATAACGGACGATGTTGGAATACAGTTTAAATTTCTGTCTACTGAAGAAACAGCAGTTCACGATGGCGAGAAAGACAATATTGAAAAGATGTTTAAAATTATCATCGATTCAATAGACTTTGTATTTGATGCAGAGAATGTTTATAAGGGTAAAGAGACATCTAAAGGTGAGTTGATTCAGTTTGTTGAGAATTTGACAGAAGATGCGTTTGATAAGATTAAGGAATTTTTTAATCATCAACCAACACTGAAACACGAAATTGATTATAAGTGTAGCAAATGCGGACATACCGAGCCAGTCACTTTGGAGGGGCTGGAGGATTTTTTCGGCTTTGCATAAGTTATGATACGTTGGCCAATCACTACAAGACCAACTTCCAACTTATGCAACACCACAATTATTCGCTGTACGATTTGGAAAATATGATGCCGTACGAGAGAGAAATTTATGTTAAACTTCTTTCTGATTGGCTTAATGAAGAAAAGGCTAGGCACGGGAAACTAGGAGATAGATAAATGTCACAAACATTAGAGACTTGGGGTAAAGTGATGGCCGGTGGAGCGGCTCTCAAAGGTGGTATCTCGGGTATCAATAAGCAATTCAAAAAGTTGTCTCCTGAGGCTCGTGCAAAGAAAAAGCAAGAGAAAGAGGAAGTCAAACAAAAGAAAGAGACTGCAAAAGTAGAGAAGGAAGCCAGCAAAGAATATCTCCGCGAACACGGTAATCTACTTCAAGCAATGTCCGATGGCCTTCGTAGCAAATCCACATTAAGAAAAACTGAAGAAGCACAAGCAATTGCAATCAAGCAACATACCGATAAGATGCAGAAGGAAGTTGATGATAGTAAAAAGCGGGATATAGATGATGCTCACGATGAAGCCGTAAAGGCGCAGATAGAAGGCACACATCTCCAAAAAGAAGAAAACAAATCCAAGGAGAAAAAACTCCAGAAGGCAATGGGTGGAGGAGATTCATCTCCTTCAATAGCACCTCCGAAATCGGCGATGTCTACTTCGGCTACCTCGCAGAGCATAACAAAGAAGGATACTGGTCAGGAGCCAGGTGGTGACGAATCAACTCCTATACACTCTGAGGATGCGAAAGTTGTAAAAGCAATCGAAGGTCAGGGGTCGTTACTGGGCACATTGTTTGCTGGAATATCTACTCTTAAACAAAATATGTTTCTTGGAGAAATGGTTGACCAAGGACGAGAAGGCTTAAAACTGGACGCTGAACGTGCCGCAAGAGAAATTAAAGCAGATAGACGGGCACTGGAAGACCGAAGAGATGCAAAGGCACCCAAACCAGGAGCACCTACATTATTGAAGGGCGAAGGTGGTGATGAAGGCGGTGGATTCTTCGATAGTATGGTTTCAATGATTGGACCGTGGGTTGGTAAAATTGCTTTGGGACTTGGTGGTGTTACGACTGCCGTTGTAGGGTTAAAGACATTATCTAATAAGTGGTTTAAAACTAACTTTAAAACACCAGCAGTTGCAGAAATAGCCAAACAGGCCAAGGTCGCACCAACCGCTAAAGAAGCCAAGGTCGCTAAACAAGCCAAACAGGCCAAGGTAGCCAAAACTGCCGAGAAAGCACCGAAGGCTAAAGTAGCAAAGGTTGCCGAGAAAGCACCGAAGGCAAAAGTTGCTAAAGTGGCTGCCGTAGCAGAGAAAGCCAAAGTTGCTAAAGTGGCAGAGAAAGCACCGAAGGCAAAAGTGGCAGAGAAAGCACCGAAGGCAAAAGTTGCTAAAGTGGCAGAAAAGGCTAAAGGCTTATCTAAAGAACAAGTAAAACGACTGTCAAAAATTAAACAAGCCAAGGTCGCTAAGGTCGCCAAAATGGCTAAGATGGCTAAATTTGATTATGCTAAATTAGCCAAGCAGATGAAGGTTAATGCGCCTGTAGTTAAACCAACGGGATTGAAAGTAAACAAAATACCTACAACAGGTGGCCCTCCAGGTGGAGGTGCACCAACCGCTAATGCGGCCTTAAAAACTAAAATCAAAATACCTACAGGGGGAGGCGGACCACCTGGAATGGGTGCCGCAAGGGCAGTAGTACCTCCTCCACCAACGAATGCGGCCAACGTGGTAAAAGCGGGTGCCCAAAATATGGATAAAGCAAAGGGTGTATTGAGAACAACTGGTAGATTATTAAGTAAGGCCGCTATTCCATTAACAATTGCAATGTCGGTTTTTGATGTTTACTCGAATGAAACAGACGAAAATTTAGATAGAACTGAAAAGAATATAGCACATACTAAGACGGCTTCCGGACTTGGTGGTGCATTAGGTGGTGCAGCCGCAGGTGCGGCCATTGGTTCAGTTGTTCCAATTGTTGGAACAATAATAGGTGGTATTATCGGTGGTGGTCTAGGGTATTTCTTAGGCGGAGAAATTGGAGAAACTGTCGCAGAAGAAATATCCAGTAAAACAGACACGGGCAATGTATCAGGAAATACGACATTAAGTGATGAAGATAAGCAATTACTAGCAGAGGCTGCCGAAGAGATGGGAGCAGTTGACATAGGAAGAGGTCACGGCGATATTGATTCTTTAGAAAAACTAGCAAACTTAGACCTTGCCTCTTTAGAATCATTACTTGATATGGAAACGTGGAAAGATGATGACTTAGAAACAATTAAATCTATTGTCGCCGCGAAGAAAGAAGGTCGTGCAGTTAACTATGTACCAGAAGATAAGGGAAGTAAATGGAATCCGTTAGATAATGTAGCAGAATCTCTTTCATTTGGTGAACCAGGCTCACCGTCAGTACAAGGAGTTGATGTATCTGGTGCAGGTGTTATTACGGGTAGTACCGCTGGTGCTGGGCAAGATGCAGATGTTGATGGGATGTCCGCTGAAGAATTTAATGCTCTTACACCAGATAAAACAACTATGGATGATTTCTATAAAGCAGGAACTAATCCAGGCTCCATATACGTTCACGATATGCACGTAGAAAGTGCGTTAAATAAACTGCTATTGGCGGCAGGGGGTTCAGTGAAGATTACTCCTAATAGTCCTTCCACAGGCGCCAATATTGAAGCAATTCCAAGTGAGGTTTTACAACAAGCAGTTGTTTCCACGGCAATGATAGCAAATAAGCAGGCTACTGGTGGAGCAACTCAAATGATTAATGCTCCATCATCCATAGATAATAGTTCGCATCAAGTTATTGCTCCTCAATCCACTGCACATTCTCCTGCAATGCCTTCGGGTATGGGGGTTATGGGCGTTGGTTCACGAGGATAAGAATTATTATAAATATAGCACAATGGAGAAGTTTAAAACTTATTTAGAAGAAAGACCCATTTTAAACGCCAAGAAGGCGGTGCCAGATAGTGCCCCGACTTTGAAGAAACTAGCAAATGGAGTTTTTGGACAGAAAATTAAAGCAATGTCATCGTCAGAGCGTGCCGAATTGACCACTATTCTTCAGAAATTGATGGATATATTGCACAATAAATAAAAGGGACCGAAATGAAAATAGATGAAGAAGTAATAGAAGAGGCAGTAAGCCTCGTAGAAGAAACTCATAATGATAATATCGGCACTGCTGATTTTAGTTTCAACTCGCTTGTTAAAGCATTCGAGGAATTGCCAACATTATCTCTAGTGAGAGAAATAGCGGCCGTTGTTCCTATGAAATATTCAACGGGTCAAATCGTTAATATTCGCAGGCAGGGTGTTACTAATTCCTTTGAGACTGTAGTTGCCAATTTAACAATAAATACAGCCACTGCCAATCCAATTCAAACTGGTATTTCAGTAGAAGTAATACAAGATTTACAGAATCAATATGGATTAGATGGATATGAGATTGCGGCGAATTTGCTGAAAGGAATTACAGACCAAGCAGAGAACACTGCATTCTTGACTTTTCTTGATACCAATTCATTAGCCACACCAGTACTTACTTTGACAGGGGCCGGTTCGGCAGAAACATCATTATTTGAAATTACTCAACGTGTTCAAGAACTTGTTATCAAGATGAACACTCCTAGTTTCAGAACTTTTGATGCTTTTGTTGTTCTTCCGTACAAGAACGCCGCAAGTATTTCGGCACTTAGTTCTTATGTTCGTGAGAAAGAATTAACCGAAGAAAGACTTGTTGTTAATAAAATAGGCAAGACTAAGTATTATGTTAACCCTGACGTTACTGCTACCACGGCATATGTTGGTCTATCAGACCACGGCAAGAATAGCCTCGGAGCATCTTCAGTTATTATGGGAACATTCCCACAAGAAGTTTTAAGGTCAGGTGTTCAAGGAACTTTCCAACAGAATGTTGGACTCTTGAATCGATATGCTACTGCCGTTAATCCTTTATCGACTTCTGGCGTAGAGATGTTAATGTCATTCGTTATAGCATAAGTGATTGGCTGGGAGTTATCCCGATTCATCATAGAGATTCCGTGGTTACATAATGTGATTGGATTCACATTTCTGTTTCTACTATTCTCGTGTTTACTAGCAATACCAGTAGCACTCTATTTTTTGATTAGGGTACGGGCCGAAGAAAAGACGGTTGAATGGTCTTTTGAAGGCAAACCTTGGTCATACTGGAAAAATTTTAAATGAAATTTAAGGAATATATCTTTCCAGCCTTTATGATAATAGCAATTCTTGGTTCTGTATTTGGAACTGCTGTCTGGGCTGAAATTTACTTTTTACAATAGGAGAACTCAAATGTGCCCTCAAGGAAATGAACATTGCCACAATGATAATTGTAAATGTGACCCCTGCGAATGTACGGAAGATTCTTGTTGTTCTGACGAATAAAAAAAGGGAGCCCCTAAAGGCTCCCTTTTCGTTGAGAATGAATCCTGACGGACTATGCTTCGGCTAACTTGCTGAAGTAACTCATAGTATCATCTTCATCCACCTCTTCAGTAGCGCCTTCTACGAACGGACTTTCATCAGAAGTTGTTTCTGTGAATCGTTCTGCAGGTGCTGACACTGATTCAGCAGTGAAGGATGAAGTATCAGCAGAAGCGCCGATTACTCGGGCGAACTTCTTCTTCAACTCATCATAAGATTTAAACTTATCCGAAGCAATCTCGGCATCCAGTGAATAGAGGCCGTTATATAACGTCTCCATTTCTTCTTCACTTTCTAACCATTGAGATGGCTCTTCAAAGCCAGACTTGTCATACTTCACGAAGCCATCTGCTTTGCGGGCCTTCAGTTTGAAGTTAGCACCGTTAAATAGATTAAACACATTAACGGGTGACTCATCTTCAAATTCAGGTGCACCAGAGGCCTGTATCATATCGAAAATCGACTTACCGTACTTAAAGAGAAAGACTTTCCCTTCATTTTCTGGAT